TAACATCCGGCTTTAATGGTATCGTAGCACTAGCCCAGCATGGTATTACAGAAGTGAATTGTCTTCTATTCCAACTAACTCTTAGGCGCCATCTTGATTCTATCTACAATTTCGGTAAAAATGAATCTCGAGATATTGAGAAAATATTTGGTTGTAAGAGAGAATTTTGCCCAGTGGAATTAGGAGGGTTCCCAATAATGACAATCTCTGAAATGATAACAGGTCTCAAACACAATGCAATATCTCGAGTTCTGGATAATGGTAGTGAGAAATCAGTTAAGTCCATGCTGAGGCTGTTGTCCCCTAAGAATTCACTGATGGTAGATGCAGAGCTTGATGATTATTCCCAGGAAGAATTGTCTTCATCGATAGGCCTCAATTACATGGTTAGATTGAATTCTAAAGTTGGTAATATCACAAGGCACTTTGAGGAGACATATGGATCAAATCCTATAGTAATAAAAGAAAAGATACTTAATGAGCCTTGGCTTCCTTTCATTGATCCTATTGATGCTGATGATTTTTTACTTAAAATGGGTAATAGAGTATTTTCATTCCAATCAAAAGTCGCATTTTCGTACGAAAACGATATTTCAAACATGATCAGAATGGCTAGAATGTCTTCTTCAAAGGTTTGTTACATTGGGCCTCACCTAGAAAAGTCTAAAATTAAACCTGAGATGTTGAAATCATTCATGAAGACAGTTAAAGAATATGCAGACGAATCGGTAGATTCCAAGTACATGGACGAAATCACTATCTCTAGAATTGAAATAAACAGATTGCTCAGTTCAAATGACTCATTCAGCCTACTTCATGAGTACTCGTCTAGCCATATGCTTGGAAGGGATGATGGTCGTTGTATTACAAGAAGGGCCACTTATAAAAGATCCACATGTTCATCTGTTATTGCGATGAAGAATATATCAACAAAGAATAAACCTTTAAATGTTATTATCGCTAAATGGTACCCAGAATCTTCGGTTAGGTCTCGAGATTTAATCAAGAGTAAGGAATATTTAGACCGAGATTTCGAGAAAATAGTATCTAGATTCACATTCCTTCGTCCTACTGTCGAAGAGACATCTGTCTTTTTATTTGGGTTTTCAAATGCCGAGACGAACAGAGCTTCATTTAACACTGCAGTCAATGTACTTCGTTCTAATGATAGAGCCAGAATTACACTTTTATCTAATGTTAAGAGGGTATTTGTCGATGATGAGTTCTTCCGCTTACTGGTTACTAGGAACATTTGTTCTGGATCCGAATACTCCGTTGTACGAAGGATAATATCGACACACAGAGAAGATTCAGTGCGAGAAAATTATTGTCGGACTCTTGAACAGATCGCTGTTTCCCTCTCAAGCGGTCTAATATACATTCAGAATTCTAATAAGAGCAAGGAAGAAACAGTTAAATATGGAGTGAAATTCCTCGATGAATTCACATCATCTTCAGTATCGACAGTCCCAACTGCTATGACAAAACTAGACCATGTGTGCCGATCTTTCTCTGAGTTACTCAGGTCTGTCTCTCCAACTATTTTTATGAGTCTTCCAATGCATGATAAAGTAAAGAAAGCCTTAGTTTGTGCAGCCAATGTAGTGTCACAACAGCTTGGTATGGAGTATGAAGAAGAGTATCAGGCATACAGCTATGCTTTATCTGTCTGGTATGTCAAAGAGCAGAGATATATTAAGAAAAGTTATGATATCAGTAGCGATTGCAAAGTTGGCATTACTTACAGAGGTGATCGTAATTTGGCGATAGAAACTAGAGCTGGTCTAATGACTATCACAATAGATCGTAAGGAATGGGGCCCATCACCAGATATCACCATACCAATGAAGGTTTTACTGAATAATACTTTTACAGAAAATTCGTGTCGTAGTGTAAGAGAATGCCTGGACAAAGACGTCAATCCAGCACTATTCGAGAAGTCTATCAAGACAAGTTCAAATTTGCCTGTCATATACATGGAGTCTGGACGTATCTTCGTTGCGCCATACTCAGTTATCCCTGTTGGTACATTAATTT